CTGCTAACATCACAGTCATCGACATCAAGCAATACGAATTATCTGGTTTTAATGTAACTGGTAACTGCACAATTCAAGGTAGTGTTAGTTCAAACAACGCCGTTTACGGTTCTAATTTGGTTTATCTTGGTGGTAACACAGCAAGATCTAATCTTATTATTGGAACCAATGACAGTTATAACTTAGCTCTTGAAACTAATGGCGTAGCTAGAATGACTATTCTGAGTTCTGGTGAAGTTGGTATTGGGACAACCACACCGAATGAAAGACTAACAGTAGCTGGAAATATAAGTGCAACTGGAACTATTATTGCATCAAATTATAACCCCGGAACTAACGTTGATGCATTTTTACAATACCCGACAAGTGATAATTTAAGAGCAGCATTAACAGATGACACTGGCACAGGAGCTAATGTATTTGCTGATAATGCTACAATGTCAAGTCCGACAATCAATAATGCACTCACATTAAATGCAACAGGCTACACATTTGGCTCTGGAGCAAGAGACGCTTTGCGCTTATCACAGGGAACTGCAAGTTCTTGGGTAAATAAAAACGGATTAATTCCTTATGTGCAGTTATTTGAAGATTTCCCACAAGGAGCAAATACTACAGCCGATGCAATCGGAACACATGGTTGGAGAGGAAGTCGATCAGCGGGGGGATCAAATAGTGTATGGACTCCCGGTGGAGGTGGAGATTCTCAACTTTCATGGGGAATACAAGCTCTGACAACTCCAGCGACTATTGGTGGTAATAGCAGCTTATGGCTTGGACCATTCAATGGACAAAGAACTAGCCCTGTAGGATTGAGTATGCAGATATGCTTTGCGCTTAGTGGTTCAGGTGCCCAATCTTCTGTTAATATGGGTTTTTTAGGTGGTGGTGGATCATTTAGCAGCACTCTTGATTTTGCTAATTCAAAATTCTTTTTTACTTATATCAATAGTTTTAGCGTTAATATCAACACTGATTTAGCTACAGGTTTAGCACTTAGTGGTGGTAATTTTGCAAGCGGCAAAAGGTATAGAATGTATATGAGGCTAATTACTAGAACCACATCAGAATTTTATTTAGCATCGGCTGATTGGAATTCTCCAACATGGACTACGATGTATGATAATATTGTTACGCACCCATCGCCAGATCACAGAGCAAACCAAACCACGCCAAATTTTGGCATCACTACTAATGATGCTGTATCAAGAGCAATGTATGTTGATTGGGCGGCATTAGGTTTTGAAATGCAACGTTAAAATTTTATGATCGAATCACTAACACCAACACAATATAATAGAGAGCTTGCTATAATTCAAACTAAAGCGGCTCGTCATTATGCAATAACTCAGAATGAATGCTACCACAAGTTCTGGAATCGTGACCCTCAAATCATTCTTGATAGTATCAAGAATGACATACCATTAACTCTTGAACGATTTCAAGGTAACACCGATTTGGGACTAGCCGTAAACAAACAGTTGGAAAAGACTGACGTAGTTGAACGTTGCATAGTTACTATGCCGCAAGGCTATTCATTTGACGGTAATATTTTTAAATACGAACCACCTGTTGTTGTTACAGAGGAAGTTTAACAAATAATATCGGTGCCCTCAGAATCATTATTAAGTAAATAAAATAATGGGCATTTTAGGTTTGTCAAAACGCAATAGCAAATTTTATCAAGGATTTTATTCTCCTAAAAATCCTCAAAAATATATCGGAAAGCTTGATAATATCATATATCGCTCTGGTTTAGAATTGAAATTGTTCCGATGGGCCGATAATAATGTGAATGTTTTGGAATGGAATAGTGAGGAGATCGCTGTTCCTTATTTCGATAGCGTTCAAAAGAAAAATCGCAAGTATTTTATCGATGCTTATGTAAAAATAAAAGAAGGAGATAAAATTAAAAAATATCTTATAGAGGTTAAACCTTGGAAACAGACCCAAGAACCAAAAGCTACTAAAAATAAAAAGAAATCTAATCTACTTTATGAACAAGTAGCATGGAAGAATAATTGTGATAAATGGAATTTTGCTAGAGAATTTGCAAAGAAACACGGTATGGATTTCATTATCATTACGGAAAAAGAATTAAATTGATAGAATTTACAATCATTAAACATAAATAATATTATGGCGTTGAAATTAAAACTAATTGCTGAGAATCCTGATGTATTTGATAACTTCGAAGTTATTGAAGAACAATCCAATCGAAACAGTTCATCTAACCTTTATGTAAAAGGACCATTCATCGGTTGCAATAGCGTAAATAAAAATAAGAGAATGTATCGTCTTGATGATACGAGAACTGAAGTTCAAAGATACATCAATGAGATGGTTCTTCCAGGTAGAGCGATGGGTGAGTTGAATCACCCTGCCAGCGCAGATGTTAATTTAGAAAGAGCTTGTCATTTGGTTACAGAATTGACTGAAGTTAATGATTATTTTGTTGGTAAAGCGAAAGTCTTGTCAACACCTACTGGTCAGATCCTCCGTGCGCTTATCAATGATGGCGTTAAAGTCGGTATGTCCACTCGTGCATTAGGACAATTGATGGAAAATAATGATTACAATCTAGTTCAAAATATGCACTTGGTAGCTATTGATGCTGTTGCAGATCCATCTTATCCAAAAGCATTCGTCAATGGTATTTTGGAAAGTAAAACATACGTTGTTGAACAAGACGGTTCTTTTGAAGAAGTATATGAAAATTTTGAAAAGACCATTAAAACCCTACCAAAACATGATATTGAGTCATATCTCCGTCAACAAATCATAAAATTCATCAATAGTATCTAAATAATAATATGAGTAAAACATTCAAAGATATGAAAAAAGACGGTAAAGTCACTTTAGACGGTCCTAAAGTGAAAGACCGTAAACCATTTGCACCTAGCACTCAGAAACATAAAGCCAAAAAAGGTAAAGGTTCTTATGTTCGTAAACCACCTGAAGAAGATGCTGAATTTAAAAAAGGTGAAACGAGTGAAGTGAAAAAAGATAGTCTGAGGCGTATGCGCGAAGAAAATAAAGGTAAAAAATTACCTCCTCCGAAAGAAGTTAAATTGAAAGGAGGACTTCAGAAAAAACTTGAAGAAACACTCGGAGAATCAGCATCTATCATTAAATTTATTGAAGCCATCATGACTGAAGACCATGCAAAGGCTCATAAATATTTGAAAGACACCATCAATAACAAGATTCAAGAGAAAATTTCTCAAGAAATTGAAAAACCTTTGTTCTAAAACATAAAAAAGTTATATCAAATCTCTAAATAATATTATGAAGAAAAACAAACAGAATCTTTTCTCTGAAGACGTTCAAAAAAGTCTCGGTCTTTCCGACGAATCCGTTAGTGCTATCCAAAAAGCATTGGAAGCTAAAGTAGATCTTGCAGTTGAAGCTGCATTGGTCGAACAGGATGAAGTGTATGCTACTAAATTGGGATCGGTCATGGAATCGCTCGATAAAGATCGCACCATCAAAATGAAAAAATTGATGGAAGCTTTTGATAGAGATAAGACCGCCAAATTGGTTAAAGTTGTTAAGAAATACGAAAGAGAACAACAAGGCGATTTGATTAGATTCAAAAAACAACTCACTGAATCTGTTAGTGCATATTTGGAAGAATTTTTGAATGAATCTATCCCTGCTAAAGATATTGAGCAAGCAGTTAAGAATAAAACCGCTATGAACGTGTTGGAGAATCTTCGCAAAGTGTTTGCAATTGATTCTGCTGTCATGAAAGAATCTGTTTCCGATGCAATTCTGCAAGGTAAAAATGAATTGGATAAACTTCGTAATGAGAACGCTTCTTTGAAGAGCAATCTCAAAGTTATCACTGAAGAGAAAAATAACACACAAGTTAAACTCTTCCTCGAAGGTAAGACTTCCAAGTATCCTGAATCTAAAAAGAACTTCATCAAGAAAGCTCTTGGTGACAAGTCTCTTACCTTTATCAAAGAAAATTTCGATTACACAGTGCGTCTCTTTGAAAAACAAGAGAAGAAAC